CTGCTATCTACATCACCCCCAGTAGACAGTATACTATATATGGTAGGTACTATATGTAGTATTTACAATAAAAACATACAATATGTGGTGTTTATTATTGTAATCTTTAAATGTCGGATTGTAGTCGTAGCGATCCCTGTGTCACTCCCAACCCAAACCAGTTTATTAAGTGTAGTAACAATATATGCGTTCTCTCTCTCTAATAAATAAAATGTGAGGAATGTCCCTTTGCGGACGACTTATGCGGACCTGCTATGCCAACATTTATTACGACTTAATCTTATGGACCTGTTATAGGCAGGAAGTCCATAATGTTTGTTCCGATTTATTAATCTATGCTACACTATAGCATATAGATATGTCAAGTAAAGAAAAAATCACAATATGCACAGCTTCAGACTGTGTTGTCCCTTTACCAGAAGGTAGGAAGAAATACTGTAGTGAGAAATGTGGAAATAGAGTAAAGAAAAGAGCATACAGAGCCAGGAAGTCTACCAGTGACATACAGGTCATTAAAGAAGTAGATCCACAGATACAGAAGCGTAGAGGTGATTATTACGCAGTAATGAAGAAAAAAAATTTTTTTACCGACATATTGGAAGGTAAGAAGACTAAAAAAGAAATTGCTGATATATTAAATTGCAGTCAGGCGACAGTGTCCAGAGCTATGGCAGCGTATGTTGAAGACATTACGAAGCAAGCAGAGTTTGAAAAGAAACAGCGTGATAAAGATGATGATAGCTTTGTAACCTATAACATATCTGTAGAAGATTTTATAAAATTTAGAGATGATTACTTTTTAACAGAGCAAGGTAAAAATTATGAAACACCAGACTTTCAAAAAAAGTGGATTGAAGCTATAATAGATAGCATACTGCACGGAAAAAGGTTGATGATCTTGTCTCCGCCACGACATGGCAAGACTGATTTGCTAACTCATTTTTGTGTGTATATGATATGTAAAAATCCTAACATTCGTGTAATGTGGGTTGGTGGTAACGAAGATATTGCAAAGAATGCTGTAGGTTCGGTACTTGACCATTTAGAAAACAACGAAGGACTTATTCAAGATTATGGAGATTGGGACGGATTTAGACCTACAAATCGCAGTGGAAAAAGCTGGTCGTCCAGTCAATTTACTGTTGCAACTAGAACAGTCTCTGGTATTAAGTCGCCAACTCTTGTCGCTATTGGAAAAGGAGGTAAGATCCTTTCCAGAGACGCAGACCTTATTATCGCAGACGACATCGAAGATCATGGAAGCACTGTGCAACCAAGTGCTAGAGAAAGTACACGAAACTGGTGGACTACAACATTACAGTCAAGAAAAGAGGAACATACAGGAATGGTCGTCATTGGATCAAGACAGCACCCAGACGATCTTTACCATCATCTCTTAGAAAACCAGGCATGGGAAAGCATTGTAGAACGTGCGCACGATTTAGAAATACCATTAGAAGATGAGACATTAGATCATACACCGCATTTGTTGTGGTCGAACAAACGTTCGCATAAATGGTTATTAGAACAATTACATGCTGCTGAAACTACTGGTGGTAGAGCTATTTTTGAAATGGTCTATTTGAATAAAGCAATACCAGACGGCATGTCATTATTTACAGCAGAGATGGTTGATAAGTGTTTAGATAAATCTCGTAAGCTAGGTGACGTTCCACCGCATACTACATTGATTGCAGGACTTGATCCAGCTAGTACTGGATACCAAGCAGCAGTGCTTTGGGCATATAATGTAAAGACACAACAAGTATGGTTAGTTGATATTAAAAATGATCAAGGTGGTGGTATTAGTAAAGCATTAAAATTAATGCAAGAATGGTATGACAAATATTGGTTAAGCCATTGGGTAATTGAAGAAAACGGATTTCAAAGAGCTATAGGTCAAGATAAAGATATTAGAAATTGGGCAGCTACACATGGTGTACGTATTGAAGGACATCAAACGTATAAAAACAAATGGGATCCAACATTTGGTGTTACAAGCATGGTTGGACAGTATGAAACAGAGAAAATAAATTTACCATGGGCAGACGCAAAGACTAAGAATAAAGTAGGTATATTCAGACAACAACTGCTATACTTTAGTCAAGCAGGTGCTAGCAATAGTCGCAACGTTAAGACAAAAACTGACTTGGTAATGGCAAGTTGGTTTCCTATGAAGCGTATACGCACCAACGTAAAAATGATGTTGGCGCATACTCAAAACGACTATACTCCTAGTTATGCAGACTTTAAAAGTACAGATTTTAACGAGGTGCCTTGGTAATGGTTTATAATCCAGAAGAACTCTTAGTAAAAGTAGACGACTTAAAAGGAATGACCGAACATAGCGGTCATTATGAATATAGAGATAGAGTAAGAAATATTTTAAATGGTGGTTCAGCAGGTATTGCTGCATTGCTTGGTGAGAACGCAAAAAACTATGACGCTGATTTACCAGTACCTAATCTTATACATTCTGGACTAGAACACTTGGCACAAAAGTTAGGAAGAATGCCTGACATTAAAGTTGATCCTTATGACAACAGAGATAGTGAACGTGCTAAAAGTAAAGCACAAAAATTAGAGAGAATAGTTAATAGCTATGATTTAAATTCTAAAATGGAGAAGCAATTACCACAGGCAGCTAGATGGTTACCTGGTTATGGTTTTTGTGTATGGGTAATTAGACAGAAAAAAGGTCCAGACGGAATTATGTATCCGCATGCAGAATTACGTGATCCTTATGATTGTTATCCAGGTTACTATGGTGCAGACCAAGAACCAAAAGAAATGGCATTAGTTAGATTAGTTCCTAATGCGGTAATAAAATCTATGTATCCACAAGCACAAGTTGTCGTTGATCCAAGTGGTCAATTCCCATCAGGATATTCTAAGTTTAAATATACTGACGCTTATCAAAGAAGTTGGGATAACCATTTAGCAGACGGTACAGAACTTGTAGAGTTTTATGATGAAGAAGGTACATACATTTTCTTACCAGATCAAAAACAGATTTTAGATTTTATTCCTAATCCATTAAAGTCTGGTCCAAGATTTGTTATAGCTAAAAGATTTAGCTTTGATAGATTGCAAGGACAATATGACCATGTATTAGGTTTAATGGCAGCTATGGCAAAGATTAACGTATTATCAATCATTGCTATGGAAGACAGTGTATTTACTGAAACTAACATTATCGGTGAATTAGAAAGTGGAAACTACAAGCGTGGTAGATTTGCAGTAAACTATTTTACTCCAGGTTCATCAGTTACAAAACCACCTAACAATGTACCGTATCAGTTGTTTCAACAAATAGATAGAATTGAAAGACAGTTAAGAGTTGGTTCTAGCTATCCAGTATCAGATGACGCAATATCTCCCAATAGTTTCGTTACTGGTAGAGGACTGCAAGAATTACTATCATCAGTCGATCTCAACGTAAAAGAATATCAATTAGCACTTAAAGACGCATTACAAGAATTGGATATGAAACGTTTAGAGATGGACGAAGTGCTTAACGGTAAACAAACAAAACCATTAGCAGGATATTTCCAAGGTACAGCTTATGCTGAAAGTTACAATCCAGAGCGTGATATTTCTGGAATGTATAGAACAAGACGTGTCTATGGAGTTATGGCAGGTTTTGATGAACCAACTAAGATTGTCTCTGGTCTTCAATTATTACAAGCTGGAATTATAGATAAAGAAACGTTACAAGAAAATATGGACGGTCTTGAAAATGTACAAAAGATTAACGATAGAATATTAAAAGATGAAGCAGAACGTACATTGTTTGAAACATTAAAGGTACAAGCAAGTCAAGGCGATCCAAAAGCAACTATGGCGTTAGTACAAATTTATAAATCACCAAGCAATATGCAAGAAGTATTAGATAAGTTTTATACAGCTACTGAACCAGAAGTTCCAGAAGCAGAAGCAGCTATGTTAGAACAAATGATGGGAGGTGGTCAACCAGTACCACAAGGTCCAGCACCAGACATTCGATCATTACTATTACAAGGATTACCACAGGGATAATGGGATTTATAGAAAACGAAAACACCAATAGAAAATTTGCAGACATCTGCAATAATTCTTTATTTGATGTATGGCAACGATCACAAGAATACATAGAAGATATTGAAGAAGATGAAGAAGCTACATACTCTGCATTTCCGCAAGGTATGATTGTTCAATATATTCCAAATGGATTAATCATAATGTTTGGTCCGCCACCAGAAGGAGAAGAATATGGCGAATGGTAGTAGTAGAGATATGGGCAGAAGGGGCGGAAAAAAAAGTACCGCACCAGCAAGACCTGCCGCAGTTTCTGGTCCAGGAAAATTAGCTAGAAGAACAGATAGTGCAGTTCCATCTATACAAGATGTACAAGCTATGGCTTCTGGTACTTATGGAGAAGAACAACAACTTGTAGAACAAGTTAGAGATGGCGCAATAGTAGAAGGTGAACAACAAGCTACACCAGTAGCAGCAGCACCAAGACAAGCTGCACCTGCACCAATAGGTGGAGTTCCAGCAGAGTTAGCAGACATATTTGCACCTGATCCTGAAGGCGGAGATTTAAATGCTTATCAAAGACCACAAGAACAAATTACTTTAGAACCTGATGATGTGTTGTTAATCAGAGCAATGGCAGAAGCAAATCCTACTAATGAATTATTAGGATTATTACAATTTGCTTCACAGAGAGCAAGAAGTAGAAATATAGAAGGAATGTGACGTGGGTGTCTATTTTAGGGATAATCCAAAGTCCGAAGAAAATTTATACAAAGATATAGCTAAACGTTATTCACAATACGAACAAGCAAAGAAAAACGTAAATGTAGATGACGCTGCAAGAGCAAGTACAATAGCTAAATTATATCCTAACTTTTCACCAGATGTTATTACAGCAATGACAATGTTAAATGTAAAACCAGAAAGTGAATTATTAAAAGATATATCAAGAACAATTACAGAATACAATTCTAAAACTATAAAAGATAAAGTACTTGATCCATTAAAAGCAGCTACTAGATTTACATTTTTAGGGTTTGAAGATTTATATAGAACTTTAATAGATAGACCAATCAATTCATTTATTGCTTCTACTTTTGGAGATAAAGCAGAACAATTAACATTTAGTGAAGCATATAAACAATCTGGTAAATCAACAGTTAAACAAGTATTTAACGAAATGTCTGCTGGACGTAAGGTTAATTTAGGTGAAGGCATACTTCCACAATCAGATATGTTTGATCCACAAAATCCTAACTCTAAATTTTATGATGAATATCAAACAATGATTAAAGGTGGCATTGATCCTAACCAGGCACAAAAATATTTACAAGATTATTTAGGAACTCCTATTACAGAGATAGACGCACGTATGCAAGAAGAAAGTGGTAACTTTACTATTTCTAAAAATAAAGCTGGATAACGTGGTCCTTCTGTTCCTATATCACTTGGTAGGTCATTAGCGTTACAAGTTGCAGAACCAAACACAAGAACATTTGATATGGTGTCTGGTGTTATTGACGCTGGTAAAGTTTTATTCTTAGATCCAGCTAACTACTTGTCATTAGGTGTAAAAGCTATGACTAAAGGTGGCAAAACATTAAAAGCTAGTCCATGGGTTATAGATAAATTAAATCAGTTACCAGCAGAAAAACTTAATGATGTACAAAAAGCAGCATTAGGTATTCACAATAAAGGTTGGGGATTGAAATTTATAGAAGGTGAACGTGTAAGAGATTATTTGTCTAGAGATAAAGGTGGTGGAAGATTAATTGAATACATGGCAAAGATAGATGATCCTAATAAGTTTATTGAAACATTTGATGTGTACGACAAAGAAGTAGTTAGTGCCTTTATGGATATTACACAGGATTTTACAAAAACAGATGAAGAAAAGATAGTAGGAGTAGCAACACTACTTGATGAGATGTTAGGTGTACGTGGTGTTGGATTAGGAGATATTAAACCAACAGTGGGTGCATTAGGTAGCATTATTGGTTCAGCAACTGAAAAATTAGTTGGTGGCGTTGACGCTGGATATGGCGCTATGTTTGGTGCTAAAAAAGTATTACGACAAAAACTTATGGGAAGTCAAGACAGAGCTTCAAGAATTATTGGTACATATGCTAAAGACTTACCGTACAGATATTTAGATAGTAATCAAATGAATGACGCTGTAAGAAATGTTAAATTGTTTATGGATCAAACAGCTATTGAACCAGAAGCTAAAAAGCAAATAATGAATAGAGCTATACGTCTTAAAGACGGTGATACAAAAGAATTATTTAATCTTACAAAAGATATGGTAAGTGTTGTAGCAGATGACTTAGTAGAAAACTCTGGTGTAAAACTAGAAGACGCAGACGCATTTAAGAAATTGTTTGAAAACTCTACAGAAGAAATGAGAGCTTATTTTATTAACCAGGTAACAGGTAATGAAGCATTAAACCCTGGTGCAGCAAAAATGGATATTGTAGTTAACGGACAAACAGCTTCTGTACCAGATCCACATATGCTTACACAGTTTATTAACAGAACAATACCTTTACCTGATCCTACACAATTAGCTAAAGCTATGAACTCTATGTCAATTATTAGAGCTAAAGCACAAAAAGCAGGATTTGGTGATATCTTTGAAAACTTACCTAAGAGTATGAAACAAAAATCTATATCTAAACTTATAGATAGTTACTACGGTGATTTCTGGAAACCATTTGTATTGTTACGTGGTGCTTGGTTATTACGTGTTGTTGGTGAAGAACAGATACGTATGTATGCACGTGGTTATGACAATATCTTTTCAAGACCATTAAGTATTTTATCTTTAGGTTTGTTAAAGAAAACAGACGCTGCTGAAGCAAAACGTTGGACACAAAAGAATGTAGTGTTTGATGATATATTAGGTGATCCATTAGCAGAAGCAGATGAGTGGGCTAAAGCAAGTTCACGTAGATTTGGTGTACATAATAATGATTATCTATATGGTGGAAGTAGAAGAAATGAAAGAACTAGATCTAGAATGCGTGCTAATAAACAAAACCCACAATATTATGACCCTGTTAACAAAGTAGAAGCAGTCGCAGATTTAGCACGTGGTGGTAGAAAAAAATATTCACAATACACACAAGGTGTTGTTAATGAAATAGCTTTTATGAATAATGACAGATTGTTCCAATTTTTATTTAGAGGTGCTAATACAAATGCTAAAAGACAAGCACGATTGGAAGAATTTGTAGCTGGTGACACAGAGAGAACACAAGAAATTATTGGCATGTTTAATAAAGGTGGTTCTGATTATAAAAGAATGATGTCAACACCTGGTGGTCGTTATGTATATGCACAAAGTTATTACGCAAGACTTAAACAATTTGCTGGTGGTAGATTTACAGATGATGTAGATATACTAAATGATTTAGCTACTAAAACTGTTATTGATGAAATAGATTTTACAAAGACACCTTATTTATTTGATACAACTCCAATTAATCAAAATATATATAATTTTTTAACTACAGGTAAATTAAAGTTTTTAGACAGTAAATACGTAGATGAAACTATTGATGATTACTTAGATAGTATTGTCAAAGGTACAAAACGTGAATATAAAAATAAAAGATTATATGATGATGTCAATGACATTTTATTTAAAGAAGACGGTAACTATTTTGATACGTTACCAGAGTTTGTTGCTGCTGGTTCACCAGACTATATAGAAAATACAGGTAAATTAGATTATTACGTTGAACGTGCATTTGATGTATTAATGGGACAAAGAACAGATAACGCTTCACGATCACCAGTATTTAGACAAGCATACTGGAGAGCAATCTATGACTTACTACCTTACATGTCACCGTCAATGAGGAAAATTATGTTAGACGGTGGTAAGTATCAATCTGGTAACAAGTCAATAGAAGTTGCTGGTGCATTAAATGCTAATCTTCCTGGACAAAACTTATTAGCAAGTCTCAAAGAAGACATTGGTTTAAATCCAAATAAACTACGTAAAAAAGAGACAGAGATTAATGAAGATATGTTCAGAAGACGTATCAAAGAATTAAACGATAGTGACAAAAAATTAGGTGTAAAGTTTGAAGATGTAGATGAAAGAATAGAAGAAGTACAAACTACATATGCAGCTAGAAAAAATAAACTAGAAGCAGATCGTATTGATGTACAAGAAAACATTGCAAAAATAGAAGAAGATTACATTATTAATTATGGACCAGATTGGTCAGAAAAAGATTTAACTGACGCTGATTTAGATAGACTTAAAAATTTACAAGATGATGAATATTTAATTGGATCTAAATTAGATGACGCTAAAGCACAATTTAAAGAAGAACTAGATAGTTTATATGAACGTGCAGGATTTAATGATAAGTATGGAGACGCAGAAGCTATAGATAAAATAGCTAAATCAGTTGCATTATCAGAGACACAAGAGTTATTGTATGATTTGTCTAAACGTAAAAAGATTACCTATAACCTTAGAGCTTTGTTCCCATTCGGTGAAGCATACACAGAAATTATGAGTACCTGGGCAACATTGCTTAAAGAAAATCCAGAGATACTTAGACGAGGACAAATAACAGTACAAGCATTACGTGATGATAATCCATTCTCACCAGTAGAAGGTGAAGGTTTCCTAGGTCAAGATGAAGTAACTGGTGAAGAAGTCTTTTATTATCCTATGGTAGATGAACTTGTATCTGACGCATTGTTTGGTCAAGATAGACAAGTAGGTGTACGACTTCCAGGTTACGCTTCATCACTTAACTTAGCTATGGACGTTATTCCAGGCATTGGTCCTGTTGTAGCTATACCAGCTTCTTTTGCTATAGAAGGTAGACCACAGTTTGATGAAGTGCAAAAAGTATTATTTCCTTATGGATTACCAGATGTATCAGAACCAGGTGACTTAGTACGTGCTGCTGGTGCGCCTGCTTGGTTACGTAACTTATATGCTGCTGCATTTTTAATTAATGATGACGCACCTGCAAATGAATTATCACGTATTACAGCTAATACAACTATTGATGTATATCGTGTACTTAAAGCTAATGGTGCTTTAGATGACACACCACAACAACAAGAAGATTTATTAAAAGAAGCTAGAAGTATTGCTAAGAGTTTAACATTTATAAAAGCAGCTTCACAGTTTGTTGGTCCTACTGGATTGAACCCACGTTTTGATATAGGTAATGAAAAGAATACTGCACACGTTTACTCACTACAGATACTTGCAGATAGATATAGAGAGTTAATAGATACTCCACCTATTGATGAAGCTACTGGTGAATTTTTATATGCACCTGGAGATAACTATTCTGCTACTAAATACTTTATAGATGAGTTTGGTTTTAACCCATTAGATATTGCTACACCTAAATCAGTTGTAGTAGAACCTAGACCAGTAGATGAACTAGGTGTAAGATTTCAAAAAGAAAATCCAGAATTGTTTGAGAAGTTTCCACAAACAGCATTTTATTTAGTACCTAACGGTGGTGGTGGTCCATTTGATTATGAAGCATATACTAACCAGATTGCTAATGAACAAAGACAACCATTAACTCCAGAAGAATGGTTAGCAAAAAGAAATCAAGCATTAGGTGATTTCTATATGGAAAATGCACGTGTACAGACGTTACAACAATTTGATATTACTGATCCTTATCAAAACATAATTAGAAGTAGAACACTATCTATTAAAAGAGATATTGCTAGAGCTAAGTTTCCAGGGTTTGACGCTACTATTCCTGGATTACCACAAACAGCTACATTAGATCAACAGTATCAAGAGATTAAAAAATGGTCAACAGATCCAAAAGCAAAGAATACACAAGTAGGTAAAGATGTTAAAAACATATTGAACTACATAAGTAATCTAGAAAAAGTTGCATTAAATAATGGATTAAGTGCAGACGGTTGGAGAACATCTAGAACATTCTTTCAACAAAGACAAAACCTAAGAGAATATATAGGTAAACTTGCTGCAAAAAATCCAGATTTCTTTTTAATAGCAGAAAGATTGTTGTTACCATTATTTCAAGAACGTACGGATTTCTTAGAAGATTTGGAGTATGATTATGATACACTTATGGAATACGGAATATATTTACCTAGGGATAACGAAATATAATGGATAAGAAGTTTAAAGAGCAGTTTATACAAAACATAATTAATGAAAGAGCTATAGATCCTAATTCAGACTTTGGAAAAATACTACAAAGTTTAGTAAACGAACAAGTATCTGATGATGTATTTGTTGCTAAAGTTGTTAACGAATTAAGTTTGTATGATAACAAATATTTATTTAAGAATGAACAAATAACATTTGGTGGTCAAAAAGGAACTACTAGACAAGTAATCATTAATGCAATGAACAACGCTGCTGGCACTGTAGAAGGTAAAACTCCTATTCAATTTTATGGCGCACAAATTACTTTTTCAGATGTACTAAATACATTGCCAGAAGGTGTGAGAAAAGATGTTCTTAAAGGATTAGATATATCAGCAGGTTTATTAACACCAGAAAACGCAGCACAATCAGAAGCGTATTACAAATATCTACAAGGAAAAGTAGATGAGTTTACAAACGAAACAGACTTACTCGCTGTATTAGTTAGACCACCAGGAGGTAAAGGTGCTACATTACATGCCAGTACTGATCTTGATAAATGGATAAAAGAAAATGGTGGTCCATTACAAGCTAGTTTTTATGAAGGCAAAAGTTTTAGAAATAGATATAGGAAGTTTCCTGGATTAGGACAACCAACAGTTTTATATAGACCGTTAATGTCTAAAGATGAAGATAGTGATACATATGAATTTACTGGTGAATACTTTGATTATGTAGAAAAAGTAGACGCTGGTAATGGAAACTTATTAATTGCTAACGAACAATCAGAGTTTCAAAAAATAGCAGTATTTACACAAGATGAAACTGGTACTAAGGTAGAAAAGAAAACATTGTCTGCAAATGAAATGGAAGCATTTGAAGCAGAAGCTAGAGAAAATCCGTTTATTGATTATATGGATTTATCTGGTGATGATGAAATAGATAATCAAGCTATTAATGAAAGACAAATGTTATTTGATACTACTGGTCCAATAGGAGAGTTATCTGCATTCGGTGGTATTACACCAGATTATACAATATATCAAAGACCAGATTTAGCAGAATATATGAAAGACGGATTGTTGCCTTCAGATGTAACACAACTAGAACCTAGAGGTATATCTGCTGGAGAAATAGATCCACAGTTTTTTTATGGTGGATTTGATCACATATCTGGTGTTGGTGAAACATTTAATGGTACAAATAAAATATCATGGATATCATTGTCTCCAGTAGAAAAGAAATCAATACAAACAGATTTATTACAAGCAGGTTATTTATCACCAGACGCATTCTTTTTAGAAGCTGGTGACTGGGGTGCAAGTACATCTAATGCGATGCAAAGTGCTATGGCAGACGCTAACTTACAATTTCAAGATATAGGTACATTCTTAGGTGAAGAAAAAGAACGATATAGAAATAAACCACCATTGCAACAAAGCTATTATGTAGAACCTAGTCCGCAATTTGTTAAGTCACAAATAGACGCAGCATTAAAAGCGGCAGGTGTTAAGCGTAAATTATCAGAAGCAGAAATGATGGCATTGTCCGAATACTATATACAATCAGATTTAAATCAAGAACAAGCAGACGCAGAGTATAAACGTAATTTAGATATGGCACAAAGAATGTTTCCAGAAGCACCTACAAGAATACAAGCACCTGCAACAGCAGGACAATTATTACAAGAACGTGTTGAGAATATATTTGAACCAGAGCTTACAGGTTTGGCACAAGAAGAAAAAGAAAGAAATGATTTAAGTTATCTCTTTAGTTCTTTAAATACTTTTGAAAATATGATCGGAGGATAATGGATCCTGACGATATAGTACAACCAGACACACCTACAAATGTAGTAGATGATTTTAAATTATCAGGAACTATGGGTGGTAATACAACACCTACAGGAGATAATATTGCTTATGCAAATGTT